TAATCTACTTAATACCAATTCTTCTGTTCATTTTGTAAATCCAGATGCACAATTTACCTCCCGTCGTCGTCGGATTGATTACATTCTTGGTCTTGCAAGTGTGGTATGCAATTTTGTTAGATACCCTACGGAAAAGGAAGTAGCAAACCTCAAGATTGCAGTCAACAAGTGTATTCGTGAGGGTCGCAAAGTTGATTGTCTGAGTGGCAATCTGCTGTTGCTGTTCAATCTCATCAATCAAGTTAAAATGCTACTGATGGAAGGAATTACTGTGACTGGTGATCAAGTTGATGCACGAATTGACTATGGAAATGATTATGTTTCTGGGCACGAAGGTTATGTGATGACCAACAAGTTTGGCACTTACAAACTTGTCAACCGAGAAGTATTTTCTCATCATAACTTCACCAAACCCAAAGGTTGGTGATGCCCAGGGGTTTGACATCCCCACTCAAAGTTGTTAAACTAATCCCTGTAGTTGCTTTTAGCACAATCAAACTGCGAGAATGAACTGAGATTGAAAATGGAGAATAAAGTTTTCAAAAATTGCGAAACATTTAATGATGATCCTGATGCCACCATCTTTCAAAGATATGGAGCTCCAACTTGGTACATTAGCATTCTCAAAAAACCTGGATGGAAAAAAGGAGTTCATTATTCATTAAAAACTAGGAACAAAGAAGAGGCAATTCATCAAGCAAAAATTAAATACCAGGAGTTAATTGGTACAAACCAAGTTCTACAAAATTCTTTATTTAATCCAGAAGATGTAAAAGTTGCAACTTTAAGAAAAGGTTTAGGTAGAATTTGTGAAGATAAATTTAAAAATTTAATGTTGGTAAAGGGTTATCAAGTTTATACACCAGTAGAAGATATCTGGGGATCTGATTTTTTGATATCACAAAATGGAAAAGATTTTTACAAAGTTCAGGTAAAATCAACTGCACAAACAGGAAAAATGGCTTTTCATCTTCTAACCAATCATAGTGATAAACGACCTTATAGAGATCTAGTAGATTATATGGCATTTATCAGTATTATGGATGACAAAGTTTGGATGATACCTGTAAAAGAACTCCCAAATAAAACTGGAATGTCATTAACTGAATTAAAAGAAAAATATAAAAACTTTACGGTTCATTTTTAAATGAATAAACTCATCCCTGTCGGTTGATAGTATACTATGGGGGCCTTTAAAGTGCCCCCTTATTAGATTATGACGCAAATGCAAATTCAACTTCGTCCTCATCAAACTCGTGCTGTTGCTGCTATGCAGAAGCACACCAAAGGTCAGGTGATTGTTCCTACTGGTGGTGGTAAAACTCTGAAGATGATTTATGATGCTCTGCGTCAGTTTCAGTCACAAACTCCTCAGACTGTTGTAGTTGTTGCTCCTCGCATTTTGCTTGCGGAGCAGTTGTCTTCTGAGTTTCTTGAGCATATCACTGACCCTATGGTTCGTGTGCTTCATGTTCACTCAGGAGAAACTCATCATGAGTCCACGACTAGTCCTGCTGGTATCTATGACTGGGCAGTACAAACTTACAAGCGCAATCGTATCATCTTTACCACCTATCACTCTCTCAATCGTATTCAAGAGGCAGAGATTGATGTGGATACGATTTACTTTGACGAAGCACATAACTCTGTTCAACGACACTTTTTCCCTGCAACTGAGCACTTTGCTGCTACTGCAAGTCGTTGCTACTTCTTTACTGCAACTCCCAAACATTCTCTCACACCTTTCAAACCTGGGATGAACATGCCTCAGGTTTATGGTCAAGTCATCTGCAAAGTTCCCGCTCCTGAGTTAGTTGAGGGTGGGTTCATTGTGCCTCCTAAAGTTGTTGTCAAGCAACTGCCGATGGTGACTGGTAAGCAGACCAACTTTGACCGTGATGCTGAGAACCTGCTGGAAACGATTGATGAGCAGAATGTTGGCAAGATTTTGATTTGTGCTAAGGCAACCAAGCAAATTGTTGCTCTGGTATCGGAAACTGATTTCTGCTCTGAACTACAGCAACGAGGTTACTCTTGGATGTTCATTACCGCGAAGACGGGTGCTATCATTGATGGGCAGAAAGTCAATCGGGAAGTATTCTTTGATACTCTATCTACATGGGGTAAGGATAACTCCAAGAAGTTTGTTGTGATGCATCATAGCATCCTATCTGAGGGCATCAATGTGTCTGGATTGGAAGCGGTGTTGTTTATGCGGAACATGGACTACATTGGCATCTCTCAAACTATCGGACGTGTGATCCGTTTGCATCACGATGATGCCAAAGGTTTGCGTGATGGTGCTATTAAACCTGGCAATCTCAGTCAGTATGGCAAATCGTTCGGTCTTGTTTGTATTCCTGTCTACAGCAAGGTTGGTATCCAAACTGCCCGCGCAGTTCAAGAAGTTGTGAACACTACCTTTAACAAGGGAGAACCTGCTGTGTCGGTGGTTCGCAAATGAGACCCACTGAGAACCCTGTCCACCACTACACTGAAAACCTGATTTTTCTGCAATTCTACTGCGCGGGTGCCATTGGTCATCCACCTCAGGGAAATTGCCGATTTTTTTCAAATTATTAACAATGGGGGCCTTGAAAGTGTTCTAGTAATGTACAATCAACGGGCAATCGAGTCCGAGATTCTTATGAAACAGTTCTGGCAAGAAGTTCTTCAACTTCCATACAAGTCTAACAGTCAAGATAATCCGCTTCATGAACAACAAGTTCGTGAACTGCTTGATGAACATGGACTTGATTATGTTTGGCAACCTAATGGACCACAAAACTCTCCTGATTTCCGTGTTACACTTCCGAATGGAAAAGTTGTTGACATTGAATGTAAGTCCTCGAAGCAGACTTATCCTACCTACAATGGTGGATTGCCGAAGGAGGGAGTTATTTACATTTTCAGCAGTAAGAAGTATAATGAGACTACCATCTTCTTTGCCGATGATGTAGTTTCTCTCAAAAAGCGTCAGCAATTTGCTAAACTTGTGGAGGAACTCAATGCTGTTCTGAAACTTCATCAAATGAATGAAGAATGGCAGCAAGATGACAGAGGATTTGATTTCTATATTCGTAACATGTACGTTCAGAATGGTACTGGCAAAAAAGACTACTTCAAGCACTCTAATCGCAAACAATGTGAATCCAATGTTCTCAATCATAACTGGTGATTGTCAACAAGTTCTCTCCTCTTATGAGGAGAACTTTTTTCATTCCTGTATATCTGATCCTCCGTATGGCATGGGTATGGACCACTGGGATTATGCTGTGCCTGGTGTAGACATCTGGCGTGAAGTGTTTCGTACACTTCGCCCAGGTGCTTTTTGTTTGTCGTTCTGTTCTCCTGAATTGTATCATCGTCTCGCATGTAATATTGAGGATGCTGGATTCATCATTAAGGACCAGATTATGTGGATGACAACCACAAAGATGCCCAAATATAATAGACTCAAACCAGCACATGAACCGATTGTAGTAGCACAAAAACCATATGAAGGTTCTCTCCAAAGTAATTTTGAGAAGTGGGGATGTGGGTTGATTGATACAGAGAATACCCGTGTGCCATGGGAGAAAGAACCACCGAAAGGTTGGGTGAAAGGTGGTGCCAAGCGTCGTACATTTGGACGTGAGGGTAACACAACTGGTGGTGGTGCTGAGTATGGCACTGTGGATGCAAATCCTGCTGGTAGGTATCCATCAAACATTATTGGTGAAGTGTTATCTGAACATCAAAAGTATTTCTATGCTCCCCGTGCCACACGCAAAGAGAAAGGAACTGAAAATGACCATCCTACAGTCAAACCCATAGATTTGATGGCGTATCTTATCAAGATTTATTCTTCCGTTGATTCTATTATACTGGACCCATTTTGCGGTTCTGGTAGCACTGGTGTAGCAGCAATTCGAGAATCTAGACATTTTGTTGGCATAGATTTGTCCGAACATTATACTGAAATAGCAAGAAAACGATGTCAAGAAGTTGATGCTGCCTCTAATAACAATCCCATACTTTCTGCAATGATATAAACTTGGATCGTCTAAAGTGTATGAGAACCCTGTCCACTACTACACTGAAAACCTGATTTTTTTCAAATTATTAACAATGGGGGCCTTGAAAGTGTCCCTATAGTGTAAAGTTACTGCTATCCTTACGAGGAGATTTATGACTAAGACCGAACAGTTTATTGCAGCACTTCAACAAGTTCCGCAGGAAGTGTATTGTGATTTCATGAAAATTGCAAGAGTTGTTTCATTTCAGTACCCATATTCTTTTGGAATTGATTGTTTTGCTCGTGGTGAGGGGATTGAATATGGATTTGTATTCGATGAAATTGGAAAATACATTAACCTAAAACCAAACAAAAAAGGTCAGGCAACTGATCCAGATTATGTGTTTGATGATAGTATTTTTGCTGATGCAAAAACTCAATGTAGTGGTATGAAACCACAAAAAACGGGAAAGAAACTTTTTTACACCAAACAATGGGACATTCAGAAGAAAGCAAAAGGGACCAATTCTTTTCAATCAAAATCTGATTGTTATGTTTTGATTGATCCTCTCTATGGGCGTATTGCAGTTGTGGATAGTTCTGTCTTTTATCGTAAGAAAGTTCCACCTAATACTGCACGAATTAGTTTCTCTGTTGCACCTGAAGATGTGGTGATGATTTATGATGGTATTAGTCAAGTTTCTGACATTCAAGTGGAACACGATCCTAATGCAATCTATCGTATGATTTGGGAAGAAGCAAAAGCACTAGCAAATGTTCAATGAAGCAAACATGGGGGCCTTGAAAGTGTCCCTATAGTATGAGCACAACTACCATGCAAGCACAAGCACAACAAATCATCGCAGACAATGTGTATCAGCACACTCTCGCACTGATTGAAGCACTCAAAGACAACTATCGTCAATGTTCGATTCGTTCTCATCAACGTTCTGTTGAACGATTTGATGCAGTTCCTGGTTATCATCAACGCAAGATTGATGAACTCAAGTCTGGTAAGTGCGACATTGACTATACTATCGAGACTGGTAAAAAGTATCACAAAATCATCTTCATTGATGGTGGTGGACAACGATCTGCTCATGCTTTCGTTGATAAAAAAACGGGTGAAGTGTATAAAACTGCATCCTGGAAGTCTCCTGCCAAAGGTGTTCGTTTCGACCTGCGATTGATCGTTGATCGTGAATACTTGCTGGAACATGCTGACTGGTCTGGTGGTTACCTCTACGCAAAATGACTTACTCTAACCTCTCAAAGATACGTCCTAAACTTCGCACACAAGGCAACATCACAGGTAACTTTGGACGTGCCAAATCTAAGGCAGGTTCTTCACTCAATGACCTGGGTGGTGATGGTAACATAGGTGCCACACAGAATGAATACTTGAACCGTCTTTATTATGCTTTTGATCACACTACCGAACCTAAACTTCGTCAGTTTCTTTACCAAGAAATCAAAAAAATCCACATTCAACGTGGAACTTGGTAAATGAAACAATGGGGGCTCTGAAAGTGTCCCTATACTGTAAGCAATTCTACAAACTCACTCAAATGAAATACATCGTTGAACTCTACGTTGGTGGCAAAGTCTTCAAGGAAGAAGTACAAGCAACCAACCCACAAGATGCACGAGAAACTGCACTTGCTCGCAATCCTAAAGCTAAAGTTGTCGGCGTGAATGTAAGTTTCAAGTGATGACTGAAAAGCACTACAATCTGCTGGAAAGTATCAAGGACCAGATTGACAAAAGAGTAGAGTATCACCTAAAATCTGGTGATTATGATACTGCGGATGCAATCATGGATGAGTTTTATGAATGGTTCAGTGATGAACCTTGTGAAGTGATCGGCATCGCAGTTCCATGAGAATTGAGTTTCCTCACAAACCACCCAAAGATTATCATTATGGCACTGAAGATTACAAAAGCAATGTGGTTAGGATTGTCCTCCATTGTGATAGGAAGTTTGATTACAATTTGGGCAAACCAACCAAAACCGTCTGGGGATTTTTCAACACCAAGACAGGTAAGTTCTATCGTCCTATAAATTACAAACAGGTGGGGAAGGTAATCAAAGATGTGCAATCTACCACATCTCCCTATAGTGGAATGGAACCACCTAAAAAGACAATTTTAGAGGAATGTTTTGTATGAAATAATGGGGGCCTTGAAAGTGTCTCAGTAGTATAAGCACTCAACCAAATCACAAAATTATGCTCTGGCAAGACAGAAACGGCACTTGGCACTCTACTCAATCTCCGATTGATGCTAAGATTGAACAGGCAATGATTGCTGCCAATGCTGATAAAGTGTGGACCGAACGTGAATTGTCTGGTGATGCACTATTTGACGAACTTTTTGGAGGTTGATGACAATGAAAACTATTACAATTCCTGTCACCACGATTGAAAGATTGCTTGATGAATTACTCTCTGCTCAGAAAGTTTGTCTGAGTGTAGATTATTCGTCGGACGATCATGAGAAATCTGCACCCTATGCAGTTGGTTATAGTAGAGCAATGATTGGTTGTATGATTGATGACCTCCGTCGTTTGATTGATTAACAACAATGGGGGCCTTGAAAGTGTCCCTATA